AAACCGAAGCGCTGATAGTGAAATACGCTGGGCTTTGCGCGATTTGCGCAACCGCAGCCGTGATTTGGAGCGCAATAACGAATATTTTCGGCGCTATTTGCAGCTTTTGCGTGTAAATGTTGTCGGGGAAAACGGGTTTAATCTACAGATCAGGGGTAGAAACCCAGATAATTCGCTAGATCGCGCTGGAAATAACATAATTGAGGGTGCTTGGCGTGATTTCTCACGTTTCGGCGGGCCAACCATCGATGGCGGGCTTTCAATGGTGGATTTGTGCAATCACATCATATCTGGCGTTGCGCGTGATGGTGAGGTGTTCCTGAAGATTGTTAAGGGCAACTATTTGCGTTACGGCATAGGTTTGCAGCTTATTGAGCCTGATTTAGTGGACGAAGAGAAGAATGAGCTTGCGGCAAACGGCAATCAGGTTCGCATGGGTGTTGAGCTTGACAGCAAAACCAAGCGTCCGATTGCGTATTATGTGCTGAATTACCACAAGGGTGATTATGATTACATGACGCCAGCCGCAGAGCGCAAATATACACGGGTTTCTGCGGATGAAATGATGCACATCTACCGTCCAGAACGCGCAGATCAGACTAGGGGAGTTCCTTGGTCTGTTGCTGCGATTGCGTCATTGAAGATGTTGCATGGCTATCGTGAGGCTGAGTTGATTGCGGCCAGAACTGGCGCTGCTAAGATGGGTTTCTTTACTAGCCCTGCTGGGGATGGTTTTACTGCTGATGGGTTTGATGATGAGCAAAATACTGTTCCCATCTATGACGCTGAAGCCGGTACATTCCATCAATTGCCTGCTGGCGTTGACTTCACCCCATTTGATCCCACGCATCCAACATCTGCGTTTGCTGACTTTGAGAAGGCAGTTCTGCGCGGCATAGCTGGTGGCTTGGGCGTAAGCTATACATCATTAGCCAACGATCTTGAGGGAACAAGTTATTCGTCCATACGTCAGGGCGCATTGGAAGAGAGGGATTTCTATCGCACGTTGCACAGATTTATGATCGATCACTTCCTTGATCCATTCTACCGCATCTGGCTTGAGCATGTGATGGATCATGGGTTTATACCTATTTCTGGTGAAAATAAGGTGTTTAAGTTCAGTCAGGACGTAACTTGGCGTGGCAGAGGTTTCCAGTGGGTTGATCCATTGAAGGAGATGAATGCTGCGGTTGTAGGGTTGCAGAACGGTATCCTTAGCCATTCGGATATTGCTGCTACTTATGGGCGTGATGCAGAAGATACGTTTGCTCAGATCGAGCGTGATAAAGAGCTTGCTGAGCAATTTGGCTTGTCTATGGCTTATCAGCCGTTTGGCATGAAGCAACCAGTACCGGCAGAGGTGGATGATGTCGAACAAGCCGACTGATGGAATGGTGGAAGAAGCGAAGCGCGGCCTAGAGTGGCGGCGTGAGTTTGGGCGTGGTGGTACTGAAGTTGGCATTGCTCGAGCGCGTGACATATCCAATGGCAAGAATTTGTCAGACGATACAGTCAAGCGCATGTACAGCTTCTTTAGCCGCCATGAGGTGGATAAGAAGGCTGAGGGGTTTCGCGTAGGCGAAAAGGGTTATCCATCAAATGGCCGTATTGCGTGGGCGCTTTGGGGCGGTGATGCTGGCTTTTCGTGGAGTAGGCAGATTGCAGAGCGCTTAGATAAAGAAGATCGCGCCCCTGAATTGACTGATGCTGTGAAGGTGGGATTGGCTAAGAAGGCCAAGGATCACAACGATAAAGTTGGTGATGTCGCGTCTAAGCGCACCAGCACACGCACATTAAGCGCAGTATTTCGTCGCGGCATTGGCGCTTATAAGACTAATCCGCAAAGCGTAAGGCCGAATGTGAAATCACCTGAGCAATGGGCATATGCCCGCGTAAACAGTTTCTTATATGCGCTGCGCAATGGCAAATATCGCAGCGGAAAGCATGATACTGACCTTCTGCCAAAGGGTCATCCAATGGCTAACGATGAAAGGGGTAGCGCAGATATGGCAAAAGATGATATTATCGGTCTTGAACTAAAAGGATCAACAGAGATGGAAGAGCGTCACATATTGAACGTGGAAGAGACAGATGATGCTTATACTGTCACTTTTGCAAAGCCTGATCGTGAAGATCAGCCAGAAGAAATGCAGACTACTCAGGAAGATGATGAGCGCATTCAGCATTACGATGATGAAGAGCGCCTTGACCGTGAGAAGATGGAAACTCGCGGCATGTCATTTGACGGTAAAGTTGTTGACGAAGATAAGCGCACTGTGCGGATTGCTGTATCCAGCGAAGAGCCAGTAGAGCGCAGCTTTGGCAATGAAATATTAGATCACGATGAGCGCAGCATTGATCTTAGCTTTGCTAAGTCAGGACGTATGCCGCTTCTCTTGGATCATGACCCACGCCAGCAGATTGGTGTGGTAGAGGACGTAAGCCTTGATGGCTCGGCCCGTAGATTACGGGCGACTGTGCGTTTCGGAAGAAATGGACTTGCCAAAGAGGTTTTCGACGATGTTGTGGATGGTATCAGAAGCAACATCAGCGTTGGCTATCATGTCAACGACATGGAGCGTCAAGATGCGGATAGCTACCGCGTGAAGTCTTGGCTTCCAATGGAAGTATCAGTTGTGAGCATACCCGCAGACAGGACAGTCGGGGTGGGCCGCGCAGCAGAGAAGCCACCCGCAAAACCTATCACTGAAACTCTTATTAGAGAGGAAACTATCATGTCGGAAGAAAACAAGATCGACATCGATGCGGTTAAGGCCGAAGCTACTCGCGCCGCCGCAAAAGATACTGCTGAAATGTATCGCTTGGCTGCAAAGCACAACAAGCGTGATTTGGCAGACAAAGCCGTATCAGAAGGCCGCTCACTCGCAGAATTTCGCGGTGAATTGCTGGACGTAATCGGTAATGCACCATTGGATACGCCAAATGAAATCGGACTTGCCCCGAAAGAGGCCCGTCAGTTCTCATTGCTTCGCGCTATCCGCGCCCATGCAAACCCAACTGATCGCTCTGCACAAAAAGCTGCTGCTTTTGAATTAGAAGCTGCTGCTGCTGCGTCAGACGCGATGGGTGTTGAAGCACAAGGCATTATGATCCCAGCAGATGTATTGCGTAGCTGGAAAGTGCGCGACATGAATACAACTGACGATGCTGGCATCATTGCTGACGATTTCCGTGGCGGCGATTTCATCGACGTATTGCGGAATGCTTCATCAGTCATGCAAGCCGGTGCAACAATGCTGACAGGCTTGTCAGGCAACGTGAAGATCCCAAAGAAAACAGCCGCATCATCTGCTGGTTGGATTTCATCTGAGGGTGGCGCATCTGGCGAAAGCGAGCCTACTGTTGGTCAAGTCACCATGACGCCGAAAGTGCTTGGCGCTCATACAGACATTACACGCCTTATGATGCAGCAATCATCTTTGGATGTTGAAGCATTGGTGCGTAATGATCTGACAGCTTCTATCGCTCTGGCGATTGATCTGGGTGCATTGGCTGGTTCAGGTTCATCTGGTCAGCCAACTGGTGTAAAGAACACATCAGGCATCAACACACCAACTGACTTTGCAGCAGCTAACCCAACATTTGCTGAAGTTGTAGCGATGGAAACTGCGGTAGCAGAAGATAACGCTCTTGCAGGCAACTTGGCTTACATCCTGCCAGCCAGCATGTACGGTGCATTGAAAACAACTGCAAAAGACGCTGGTTCAGGCCAGTTTGTAGTTGCTCCAGATGGGTCAATGAACGGCTACAATGCAATCGTATCAAACCAAGTTACTGCTGGTGATCTGTATTTCGGCAACTTTGCTGACTTGTTGATCGGCATGTATGGCGGTTTGGACATTGTTGTAGATCCATACACTGCGTCTAGCTCAGGCACAGTGCGGATTGTTGCACTGCAAACTGTAGACGTAGCTGTACGTCACGCAGTAAGCTTTGCATTCAACAATGATGGTGCATAAGAGTGCTAACTTGGGAGGGCCACTTGGCCCTCCTTTCCAATAAGGGGCGAAAGATGAAATATATTATCCTGAAATCCTGTGTCGCTGCTGGTCAAGCTAGAAAAGCTGGTGACATAGTTGAGTTAGGCGCAGATGAAGCGACTGCGTTAAAGGGATATGGGCGCATTGATAATGCCCCTGAGCCTAAGCCTGTTAAGGCTCCGACTGATCGGGCTGCAAAGCCTAAGACTACAAGGGCGAAAAAGAGCTAACGATGGCGATACCATTTGCAGATGATTTATCAAATATATTCGATGTTGATGAGTTTGCGACTGCCGTTACATATAGCGGCGGCACGATAAATGGTATCTTCGACAATGAGACAGTTCCGATTGAAGCTGGAGGGTTCGCGGTCGTGCATCAAGAGCAGCCGCGATTGACTTGTCGCACGGTTGACCTTTCCTCTATCGCTGAAGGTCAGGCTATGGTTATAAACAGCGTGAATTATACAATTCAGGCGTGGATTGATGATGGCACAGGTGTCACGGTAATTCAGTTGGAGAAAGTATAATGGCGCATGTTCGCAAGCAGATACGCGACAGAATGGCCAGCACTATTTCCACTGGAGCTACTTTGGTATCTAGCCGCGTATATACTACACGGGTATATCCGCTGACTGACGCCAACCTACCGGCGATTACTGTATATACGGGGTCAGAGGTATCAAACCGCTTGAATATGGGTTTGAACGATCTGAACAGAAGTTTAACGGTTGATGTTGATGTATATGTTAGGGCGACATCAACATTTGATGATGATGTGGATGCTATTGCTGTCCAGATCGAAGAGGCAATAGCCGGTGACTTTACGGTCAACGGTCTTGCAAAAGAGGCTGTGCTTACTGGAACTGAAATTCAGTTTTCAGGGGATGCGGAGCAACCTATAGGGGTTGCGAAGCTGACTTATTCAGTGAGATATGTTACAGCATTAAATGATGTAGAAACGGCCAAGTAAAGGAGAAACGCTATGGCTACATATTTCGGATCTGATGGGAGCTGCAAGGTAGTTACTTCTGGCGGCTCTCCAGCTTCATTAGGTGAATTGTTAAGCTGGTCTATTACTATGACTTCTGACACGGTTGACAGCACTTCGATGGGCGATACTAACCGCACATACGTTGCGGGTCTTGCAACAGGCACAGCGAGTTTGTCATTATTCTGGGATCCAGATGATGCCGCGCAAGTTGATCTTGTTCAGCG